AAAACCGAAGGAATATCGCTCACGCGCTTTGTATCTAATGTTTCCAGTAGTGAAGTCTGGTTCCATTGAAGTTGCCATAGCAGTTCTTTGGAAACCTTTTAGACCTTCGCCTGCCTCTGTGACAGTAGTCAGCAAGAAGAAAGCATCTGGATCGTTCAGATAGTGGTTCACAGTGTAACCACCGGGAAGAACACCAGTGTTCCTTATCGCGTTTATGTCATTGTCCGCAGTTCCTGATCTACCGGGAGAGTTTAAGATCCTGTCCGCAATAAAGGTCAGTTGCGGAGGAATGACAAGCTTTGTAGCCTGTACTGAGATCGTTAAACCTCGGTCATCAGTGAAAGTGGAAATGTCAATCAGAGCATCTTCAAGACTAGTCTCGTTGAGGTCTGCCATGGTTGTTGCTCTGTTCGCAGCAGTTCCACCACCCGCGAGTGGGTGAGCTGTATTAATCAGAGAAACGCCGTCTCCTCCAGTAAAGGATGAGCTGTACGCGTTGTTAAGAACGTCTGCGCCCTTCACTTCTTTCGTGTGAGCCATAGAACGTGCTAACGCTTTAACGTATCTCTTACCTAGCGAGTCATACAGGTTGTCTTCAACACTTTCCTCAGTTAAAGCAAACGCTAAAGCCACTGTATCGTGGGTATAACGTGCGCTGAAACTTTCGTTAGCATTGTCAAAAGACACGCCTGCCGATTCTGCTTTAGTTGGTGCTGCGCCAAAACCAGTGATTAGCACTTCTTCTTCAAAAGCACGCTGAGAATCTTCCATAGGGAAGATGTCTGCATACTCTTGATCGTACGCATCGTACGACATGCCGAAGAGAGAGTTTAATCCCGGCTCTAGCTCTTTCGCTAATTGCGCTCGTGAAATAGCCATAAATTATTCTCCCTTACGCCAATCCAGCGCCTTTAACGCCAAATATGTGGTTTTGAATTACGACATATACATTGGTGTTAGCAGAAGATACATCATCGTTTTCGGGGTCTTCAGAAATGTCGATTGCCTTAATAGACAATGTCGTTCCTGTTGCGCCGTCAGCGACTTTTAACTCTGCACCAGATATGCCAGTGACTGTGCTTCCTGATGAAGTATATACAATGTCAAAATTTCCGAAGAGGTCGGCAATCGGAAATGCAGCGTCAGCTTGCACTTCAAAAACGACATTGGGATCATCAATTATGAAAGCGATTATATCCGAAGCGTTAGTGCTTGCGGGATAATAGTTGCTGTACTTCTGCTCACCCGTGGTTGGGTCAGTGTATTGACAGCCATTAAAAACTCCCACTATTGGGACTGTGCCTCCGTCCGCATGGACTTCCACAGTTCCTCCGGTGACTTGAGCAACCATATCGCCTTGGAAAATTGCAGTATCGTAATTTGCGGCTATGCGATATCGACTCGTACCACCAGTGTAGGGAGCGCCACCAATCATTTTGACTGGCTTCATTCCAAAAGCGGCATCTTTATTAGCCATTTGGGCCTCCTAGTTAGGTTTTACCGAAGGTTACCTTGGTGTCCCTTTGAGGATCGTACTTAACGTACCTGCTATCACGTTTCGCATCACTGAAAACAGTATTGTCTAAAGCATCTACAGCATCGACATTTTTTTGTTGATAGTAAGCGTTACGCTCAGCAATTGTCTCATTAGGGATTTTTGCCAAAAGTAAACCTTCATTACTTATTACACCAGTATTTCTGCCCTCATCAACGCTTGGCATGTGTTGCCATTCTAGGGGAAGATCCTCCGCCTTTACCAATTCCCATCCTTCGCGGACGCGCCTTGATACATTTGCGCGATCTTCATCGCCTAGCATTTCTGCCCTAATCCACCTGTAGGTATAACCGGGAGGGGGAGGAGGGGTTTCGAGCTTTCTTACTGGTCTCCATGGTTGTCTTCGAGCTTGTTTATCGTGAGTCTCGGAATCACGCGAGTTTCGATTCGTTTCTTTCTTTTCTGCCGTAGTCATTATACTGCCTCCCTTTGAGCAATTTTTTGCTTTTCTTGAGCTACCCGCTTCAACCAGTCTTGTTCAGACATGTTGTGCGGTTTTAACCCTCGAAGGCGCTCGACTTCAGATTTCGAGAAAGTTACGCCGTTCTTCACTTTACCGCGTGTTTGTTGACGACTTCCTACGGAAGCAGATGAGACTCTTTGCACGGGGGGTCCACCATCTTTTTGACCGTCACCCTCATCAGCAGATTGCAGATGTGGATAAACTTTATAAATTCTATTGTTCAACTCGCCATAATACTCATCAGAGTCAGCTTCAAAGCCTTCATTGATAAGCATGTTGTGTTGAAAAAAAGCAAACTGCGTAGCTTCTAAGTTACTGGGATCTTCCTGATCACCATACCACTTGTTTTTTTCATACCAACCCAAAGCCTCTTGTGTTGGCTCTACGCTTTCTTGTTGCTGAGCTGCTGGCTCTTGATAA